TATCTGTAATTTTGTATGTTGGAACGCTTGTGTGCGGACTTTGTTGTAATCTTGGTGCTAGATATGTTCCGGCAAAAGATGTTGTGCCACTTACCCATGATCCGGTTCCGTTTGTTAGGATTACGTTACCTGTACCGGCTGTACTATCTTGTGTATCAGAGGTATAACCATCTGAATAAATGTATAATCTAGTACCGATTGCTTGTGCAGTAACGCCATCGATTGCAACTTGACGAATACGAGTGGCAATATCAGCCGCTGTTGCACTACTAAATGCTGCACCTAGTTGAACATTATTAATTATCAATGTTCCAGATATTGGTGTTGAAATTACAGCAGAAACCACTGCATGACTTGCTTTCCATGCTGGGGAACCAACTAATACCCATTCACCAGCAGGTACCCCAGTACCGCCGCCATCTACATTACCATTACCTGCAGATTTGTAATAAATTCTAGCATATTCCTCTTCTGCACCAAAACTTGTATCACCTTCTACTGTACGGAAAACTACAGCATACTCTCCAATCTGCCCAACAGATGCTTTAGGGGCATTGTTTTCAATTTTAGATGGATAGTCTGCGTCTGTTAATACTAGCGGTATTTTGTGAGTAAATTTTTGTCCGCCTACAGTGTCGGCCGCTTGACCGTTCCATTCTTGGATACCCCATAGCGTTGCTTGGGTGTCAATCCACCATTGGCCGTTTGTAGGGTTCGCTCCTGGAGCGTCTGCTTGTGCCTGCAGTTGATCTAAATCAATATCTGCACGTACAATAAATGCTGCGTTGCTGACTCCTAGCAAACTGTATGCTGCTAGTAATCCATATTCGTTTCTTTCAGATCCGTGGATTGGTGTAGAGCTTGCTGTCTGTTCAAAGAACGGTACACCGAATAGATCTACTAGATCTCGCTGGCTAGTTAGTTTAAATGCCTTGCCAGCATTAGCTTTAGTTGTTGCTGAAGCAGTGCCTGTGCCCGCTCCATTGGTTTTATCTTGCGCTGTTGCTACTACGATAAGAGGTGTAGTACCAGGTTCAGCTGGTGTATAAAAACTCTCGTCGATTACCGTAACTTGTACGCCTGGTGATTGTAGTGCCATCCCATTTTCTCCTGGTAATAGTTGCTCATATTATTTAGCGGGTTAGACTAAAATTGGGCAGTTATAACACTAGATAAAGGGGTTAAAAAGGTTTAAATAAACGTATGAGACCCCTATGTAAATGCGGACAACGACCGTGCGCTATTAACTATAAAAAGAACGGTAAGACCTACTATCGTAGACTCTGCGAAATCTGCATGGCTAACGGGTTGTATCACGGTATAGCTCGTTGGCAACGAGCTGGCTACCGAATAAAGTCCCAATGTGAGAAATGCGGATATCGCAGCCCGCATATTGAAGTGTTTAGGGTATTTCATGTGGACGGCAATCTAGATAACTGCCGTCCTTCTAATCTAAAAACAGTGTGTTGTAACTGTGCTCAGGTATTAGGCAAGGAGGGTGTCTCTTGGCGTCAGGGCGATTTGATCGCCGACTACTAGAGTCTGCGCTTGCTGATATAGCGCATCTATAGTACTGTTATTATCGATAATTGCATCAAATTTTGTGCCAACCCAGGCTGTCTCACTGGCATGTATTTTTAATCGTTTTAGTTCATTCAACGCTACATTGCTGCCTCGATTAGCATCTACTGCAATCTCGTACCACTCGGGCAATTCACCACGCTGTACCCAAACAATCTGGCCGCCTGCATTTTTAATACTAGAAATTTCGTTAGGAAAACGGCAATCCGAAATTACCACGTGATCCTTGCTGTTACGAAGTTTGTTTTCTAGACTTGCGATCCAGATATCGTCGTGAAATCCTTTGCGGCAAACTTCCGTTCCCCAATACTGCAGGACCCAACGAGGCGTTAATGTAGGCATATCTAATCTAGCAGCCCACCAAGGATCTATCTGCTCTCGCCATTCGCGAGCTTCTTTGGTGCGTCCTTCGAGCATAGTTCGATCCCAACCAAACACTGCTGCTACTGCATCTTTCAGAGTAGATGCAAAACTTTCTCTACGAAATTCATGAAAATTAACAAGATAGTCAGCAATAGTATCTTTACCGCTGCCAATAAATCCGCATACACCTATAATCATAACATCCTCCAATTAAAGATATTATACAATAGATTATATAGAATGTCAAATATTAATAATAAGGTTTTGGTGTTTTTGGTTTGCCGGGATTGTTTAGCTTGTTAGCTAATACACTGGCAGTGTTAATCGACTTAGTACGATCTGTTCTACGAGCTGCCTGTACACCGGTTCTAGCACGAGTAGTTTTCATTCTTTGTGCTTTGGCTTGATTTACAGGTTGATGACACTTTGAAGGATGGCTCACCTGACGGCTTTTTCTTGGTCCGCTAGTACAGCGAAATTTCAATTTGGTAGTGCCGCTACGGGCTGATTTTTTACCTACACCCCATACTAACTTGGCATCGTACAATGCCTCGTCTTCTTCAAATATAAATTCTGACGCTTTCATTATCCAGTAATAAATGTATAACCAATTCCGCCAGCTACTAATGTAACTAACTCTTGTGTCAGCCTATCGATATCTGCTTGGCCTTCTGATTTCATTGCTGATCCGTTAAGTGCTGTGCCGCCCTGTGGGCCAGCAATTGATGCAAATTTTTCTCGAGCTTGACCTAACATAATTTTACAGTTGGCCAAGGTATAGTCCTTAATCCATTGTCCCGAATATACATCATCGATGATAGCAAAGTCCGGTTTGGTATTATACACTTGTAGCATTACTGATTCCTCACCTCTAGGACGTTGATGTATTACTAGTTTACGACTCTGTGGGTGCCAAGTAAAATTAATAAACGAGCCAAACATTTTTCCAACTTGTTCTTGGTATTGTGCAAACAATTCATAGGTTAGTAAACCGCCCATGTTAGTCGATGACAACAAATAGGTATTTGTGTAGGCTAGGTTAAAGGGTTCAAAAACAGTACCGCCTGTGCCGTTACCAGTTCTAGAACCAACACTTCGTCTAAAAATTTGTCGAACCTGCTGAATTTCTTTTGGAAGAATATACTCGTTTTGGCTTTCTGTAAGAGTTAAAAACGCATGACTTTCTTCTACAGCATTATCGCTTCTTTGGCGGAAAACGCCCAGCGCACGAGTTAATGCTGTTTCGTAGTGGATAGGGTCTAGTTCTACATCAATCATGCCGTCGCCCAGCATGGCTTTGCAGTAGTCAAAAACCTGTTGTTTTGCTTGATCAGATGTGCTCATAATGTTATTTATCGTAGCGGTAAATATATGACTATGCCAAGACTCAGTTTATATCGGCCCGATAAGGGCAATGACTACAAATTTATCGACAAAACCGCCTGGGAAATGTTCCAAGTTGGTGGTACTGATGTGCTGGTGCACAAATATATTGGGCCCGGAGAATCTGTACAAGGCGCAACCCCTAGTACTCCGGAATATACTGGGGGCGACAATCCATTTAACATACAGGATCTACTATTTCTTGAAAATAGAGATCGCAAATATGATCCCGATGTATATGTTCTGAGAGGAGTATATAATCTTTCAGATATAGATTTTAATCTAAGCCAGTTTGGTTTATTTTTACAAAACGACACAGTGTTTATAACGTTTCATATTACAGACACTGTGGAAAAACTGGGACGTAAAATTATAGCAGGAGATGTTATCGAACTGCCGCACTTAAAAGACGACTACGCTCTCAACGATCTAAGCTACGCACTGAAAAGATTTTATGTGATAGAAGAAGTTAGTAGAGCTGCAGAAGGATTTTCAGTAACATGGTATCCACACTTATATCGTGCCAAATGCAAGCCACTAGTAGACAGCCAAGAATACAAACAAATTCTTGACGGTATTGCTAACACAGATTCCGACAAAGGCGCTTATAATGCTAACATCACTTACTACCCTGGAGATATTGTTACCGGACCAGATAATAGAAAATATGAAGTTACTCAGGAAGTTACAGGTATTGCACCTCCTAACACAACCTACTATCAGTTAGCAGATAGTTTGAGAGATATTGTTTCTACCTATAATCGAGAGATGCAGATCACTCAGGCAGTGTTAAATCAGGCCGAAGCTGATGCTCCTAAGAGTGGATATGATACTTCTAAGTTTTATACTTTGCAAAGAGATAGTGAAACTGGCAGAGCAGAACTAGTTACGGTAGATAATGATATTGTCGCTGAATACAGTGTAGATCGTCAAACACAAGCCACCGACG